CGTACCCCCGCTGATTAGCCAACATGAGGGTAAACTCGGCGAACCATTCCGCAAAAATGCGCTCCAGCACAATGTGCTCAACAAGCGACTGCGCCACCTCGATGTCCGCGAAGTACGGTTGATGATCCAACCGCCCGCTGGCAAAGTTGTAGTCTGAGCTATCGCCAGTAGCCAGGTTGCGTGGCAGCATCAGCGCCCTTCCGGCTTCCGCGATCCGATCAGCCACGAAGTCACGCCCCGTAGCATCTGGATGCTGTGCAGCTATCTGCTGCACCTCCCAGCCAGCCGGTAACTGGAACATGCTCCCGTACGGAATATCCACGGCACCAGGTGATACATCTTCAGCTTCACCTTCCGGCGGCAGGTCAGTCTTCACAGCCAGCGTAATCGACGCACTGGTAACTCGCGCACGAATGCACGCGGCAATGTACTGCCGCACACCCGGCAGCACAGTTAGCGCGGGCGTCAACTCACTGACCCCCCGATGCTGACCAGGACGCGTAGGACGGAACAGGTGGATCACGTAGCGTGCGGGCCAGGTACGGTACCTTCGGGGAATACCAATCGCCGTGGAACCCGGATGCTCGTCAAGTATGTCATACGCTACCGGCGTGCCATCAGCGTCGATGTGCACGCCATCGATGTAGCGCGAATCCGGCATGCGAAAATCAGGTGCCGTGACGCGGTCGCACTCAACTGGTGTAACCGTCAGTTCAACTGACGATAGATCGATGTTTGGTCGCGGACGTCTTCGCGTCAGCACGGCGAATGCTTCGCCATCGATCATCCGTGCCCGGACTAGCGTGCGCAGAATTTCTACCAGGTTGATGTCATCGCACCAGCGTCGCCATTCGGTTTCCACCATACCGTTGAAGTTGCGATTGTCCGTGGATACAGCTAACGCTGGCCCGGTGCGAATCTCATGGACTGTGCGCGTCTCGACCTGTGCACGGAGATAGCAGCTATTGGCGAACTCATACCGTGCACGTTCGCGAATCTTCTTGCGAATGGCCAGCGTGTTGGCCGAGTCAGCATCCAGCGCATCTGCACCGCTCCAATAGCGATAGTTCTGATCGTCAGTCTGTGCGGCATCGTAGCGGCACACAATGCTGTGTGCACCACGGCGACGACTGAACCAGTTTGTGACACGCTTAGCCAGTGCGATCATTCAATTGGCCCATCCCAGGATCACGCACGACGAATAATCGGATGCCAGGTCGCTTTTTCTGCGTCGCTTGCAAGCCACGCAGGTAGCGATCTGCTGCGATCATGTCCTGCAACGGACGTTCGCTAATACCCAACCCGTCCATGTCAACCCGTGCAGGTCGTTGAATTGCTTTTTCTACGATGCTCGGAATATCGATATCAGCCATTGCGTCGCCTCACGAAGTCTGCTAGTGTTTTCTTTGGTCTTTGTTTTATTATGCCACGGTCACCCTCTGAAACTGCGACACCATTTATACTTGCGGCTACCGCGCAGCCCACCAGACAGTCGAACCAGTGATTGTCTCGACCAGGAATAAGCCGCCATTCTTCCACGCGCCGGCCACGCGCTTCGGTAGATACCGGATATTCAGCGGTGATGTGCTCGGCGATCAGCCGATGGTGGTCAGCATTGTCGCCAAATAACACCATGCACCCTGCGCCACCTACGGGAGCTGTTAGTCTGGCAGCGACCCATGACTTCCAGTAGTTGGTGTCATACTGCACGGCCCGCACCTTCTTTGTGGGCGTCGCTGTGATGCGCCAATTATTTCCAACCCGGTCGCCACGTCTGCGATTGTATTCGGCAAGAGGTCTTGACGACGCTCCGACGAATCGTCCGTGGCTGGGCAGAATGATGTGCGAAAACTGCGATTCGCGGCAAAAACGGTACACGATGTCCGTGGCTTGACCCCAGTTGGCGTCTATCAAGCACCGATCCACACGGCGCTCTTCTTCGGTTTCCGTAAGATAGGTTTTTCCCAGAATTTCTTCACACAAGTCACGCAACCCCGCGTACAACGCCGCTTCGATGCTCAATCCTGGGTACCTGCGGGGTAGCCGCTTGCTAGCATTTGCCAGGGTGAAGTGTCCATGCGGTTGTTTCGGCCATGTCCCGTAGTCGATGATGTAGCTGGTAGCATCATCCTGCCACGCAACCACAATCCAATAAAGCAAATCCTGGTGAACGTCGATGAAAGCCGTCAAGTGCTGGCAGTCGTTCGGAATAACGCCGCGCTTCAAGCGGGACAACCTAACCGCAACCTGATCAGCATCCAACCCAGTGGATTCATCGCCGTCCGGTACCAGAGGTTCATTCTGATATTCTGCGTAAAAAGCGGCTTCATCGCGGAAGTAGATATTCATTGCATGCTGAATCGCACTCAGTTCTCCTTCCTCGTATCGTTCTGGCCATGCGATGACCGCTCCTTCATCCATGGCTTCACGATGCTCAGCATAGAATGCAGTCGCTAATGAGATATCACCTTTTTCTTTCAGACTGGATTTTCGTAGCTCGTTGTAGGTCTTCCATAACTCCATATTCTTCGGAAATGAATATAGCAGCTTGAATCTCTCACCTTGCCATTCTGGGTGTTTCTCTTTATCCAGCAAATTATCCGCTAGGTCACCAGGGCACATCACCGTGCATGGCATGAGGCCAGCTATCTTCTTGCCCGGTCCAGCCAGACCAAGAATCGCGCGCGAGATGACCGCTTCGCGATGTGCGCATTGCGATGGACTGCGTGCCGACTCATCGGTTTGTGGATCATCGATCAACACAAGATCCGGACGAGCAGTCGAACCATCTGGCAACTGATGCGTCATACCGCGAATCTGGCCCGTGATGCCTGCGACCATAATCACCGTGCCAGATGATTGGCTTTTCGGTATCGTTGGCAATACAAGCTTGTTGCTTTTCCATTCGATATTCGTCCGTGTGCCTTGGTATAACTGGCCACGACAGCGATGAGCGATACCATCGAGCGCGCGAATCGGAAAACATACCTCCGGAAAATCACTCATCAGCAGGTCGTTCGACTCCAACTGTGTTCGCAAATCATTCAACAATAGCTCAGCGTGCTCTTCCGTGGGACCAATCAAGACAATGAATCTGCGATAACCGTACAGTGCAGCCCAAAGACAAGCCGCCTTGCACAAGCTCGTCTTACCAGAACCCCGCGGCATAGCCACGCCAAACAAGCCACCCTTGCGTACAGCCGTCTCGATCTTGTTGATTACACGCAGGTGATCAACAGACCAGCGAATGCAAAAGATGGACGGAAAGTAGGTCTCGCAAAAGTCCTTCAAGCTTTCGGCACAACGTTTGCGCCGACGCTTATGGGCAACAGGTGGCAACGGCCCTATGTCACGCGCAGACTGCGATATCGCACGAAGACGCGTGTTAGCACGTTCCTTGTTCTTCCCGTAGCTGTCAACGTCATCGCTGGCCTTTGGCGTCCATAGCCTTTCGTGCATCCATGCCGCGTAGCGAAATAGATCGACATACTTGTCGTCGCCAATGCGAAATCCTGCGAGCAGCCGATCACGGTAAAGCTGGCGATCCTCGATGACTGTGCCATAGTCCGTCGTGTTCAAAAGCCGTACTAGCTCAGTCGCACGGAGCTTGTTCAACGCGACGACCACTACGCACCTCCTTAACTAGCCACGCCGTAAACCGCACAATGTCAATCGTTCCATCGGCGTTTACCGGCGCGCCATCGGCAATGTCCTTCCGGATCATGTCTACCGTCACCGGCTGAAACCCGCAGTCAGTAAGAACCTTGGATAAGTCTGCAATAGTTAGTGCCCTCGGATTTAGTTCGCTGCTAGCCGACTTCTTTGCCATGGCCAGACCTGCCGATACAGAAAAAAAACGAAAACCCTTTCCCCGACCGCTTCCCCCCCCCACAAGAGGGATAGACAGTCAAGAAGGACCCTAATTTTTTTTATAATAAATGCGAATTACTTTACCCATACTGATACGGCTTGTGCTAGAAGCAGGCAGACGAATCCAGCGATTGCAGAAGTAAGATACAGGATGGCGGATACCTTAGTGCAGAGCCCCGTGGACCCATTGCCAAAAAGGGTCTTTTCGGCCCGGTCGAGACGGCGGTGATGATCGGCGTAGATCACCCGGATCTCCGCAATCCCCGCCTGGATATCGGCCAGTTGACCTCGAAACTCCTCCCGCTGCTCCAGAAGTTGCTTCTGGAGGGCCTTCACGTCCTGTTGCATCTGCTCCAAGAGGACCTCCATCACCAGTCTCCTTGAGGGTCAACAATTCCGCGCACAGCCCAGGCATCGGCAAAAGCACCAGTCCGGAAGTAGCTTTCAGGCACGACACCGAAGCCATCCTGGCCCCACCATGTGCCCCAGCTATTGGCTACCTTGATACCCCAGGTCTTGCGCTGGGAGTGGTAGCATAAGCCAACTCCGCACATGGCATGGCCACCGCCACCGCCACGATAATCAGGCAACCAGCCGTCTGATTGCGGGCTGAAGTTCCTACCTACGAATACACCCAAATTGACCGGGAAGCCCAGCAGTAGAGCTGATGCTAGATGCTCAAAGGTGGGACAATCCCACGCTTCCAGGATGCGAAATTTCTTGGCTTCTGTCTGCCAACCTACGGGCCACCGTCGCGGTCTCCACTCCAGTTCTGGCACAGTCTGCGCCGTGCACACGCCATCCTTTTCCAACTCTTTGATTGCGTCGGACAGATAGCTTCCACCATCCACGCCGCCGTTGATCCTCCCGTACAGATTGCCAGGGCTAAGTCGCACGTATGGAAGACCAGCTTCAGCACGCAACACATGCAACGTCTGCACAGCAGCAAAAGCATTGCATGCATTGGTTCCATCTTGGTCGAGAATCTCTGCGACCAAGTGACTGAAGTCAACCTCAGCCCACTGCTCGCGCGGAATAACAGTAATGTTAGGTCGCGCCGGATCAGACCCCAGTATAGGGTAAGCTGCGCCAGGATGGAGCAGCCGAGGAAGACAGCCAAGGTGACATTCACGCCCATCGATAACAACGGTGTTGCTCACCGGAAGACCCTCCAGCGCCTAACCGTTGGTGTCGGGGTATAGCACTTACCACTTTCACATGGCGGCTTCACAGCGGCACCTTGCGAAACTGTGCCCTTGTCATTAGCAGCACCCTCCGCTGGGGTGTTAGAAAAAGATTCGGGCTGCGCATCACCCGGTTCAACACGCAACCCGAACTTGCGCAGGAGAGAGACAAACCCTGCTATGTCATCTGGAGCTGCCCCAGCGAATAGCTCTTTGCCGTCTGCCAGAATGAATAACCTTGGCAGCCCGGAGCCCTTCGCTGAATCCAGATAGGGCGCCAACTCGGCAGGTGGTTTGCCATTCTCATCCACAATATCCTGATCAACGATACGTAGCCGCCAACCCGACTTCTCGATTGCTTGGCGAATCTGCTTATCGATGATCGCCGCAGCTTGCGATGGTGTTCGCATCGATGATTCTTCGATCCAGATTACCGTCTTCGGCACATCTGGAACAGGGGGTTCTGGCTCCGGCTCCGGCTTAGGTTCTGGTTGCGGTTCCGGCTTAGGTGGATTGGGCAGTACTTGCCATTGGAAATCTTCTAAGACTAGCTTGCCATCAATGACCGCAGCAACAACGATGCTGCCATCAGTCCGCACTTGCCAAATCTGCTGCTCGGCATTCTTTGCGGTGATGACCAGCGACTGTCCACCTGCTGCTTGGTATTCCAGATCAGCGGAATAAGCAGGAAGAGCAAGCAACAGCCCTAGTGCGGCTGCAATCAGATACTTACACATTGCGTTCCCCTTCATTGATGGGACTTCTGTTCAGCATCTGTAACCCGAAAGATCACGTCTGCCACTAGCTGCAAAATGTCAGCAACTTCCTTTGCAATGCGGACGGCTTCTAAGGGACGAATGCGGCCATCCTCAAGTGCATCCTCAAGCACTTTTTTAAGGTCAACCAGTTCTTTAATCAGTTGATCCATGACTACACCCCCGTCTGGAGTAACACAAGTAACACGGTGCATCGACTGCCACACGGCAGCGTGGACATATCTGACGCACAATTAGCCGGTTGGGGAATCCACCACTTCGCTTAGCTTTGATGACCTTGTCCCGACTAACACCCATGCGCCGCGCAATCTGGCTGTTGGGGATATTCATAGGGGGTAAGACGTTGATTGCGGGCAGTGCGATGGGCTTCATGATTCTATTATAGCAAGCCCGACCACGTAAACTGCGACACTATTTTTCGCGTTCGATGAGTTCCGAAGATAAGATTGCTAACAAGACGGGAAGGTCACCCAACCGAACTATCGCGTAGTCGCCTTTTTTCTTGCGGGTGACTGTTAGTTTGACTATCCCCGGGACGATATTAGGGAGTTTATTTGCTGGAATCGGGAGGTCGTCTTCACGATTCACCTTGACCCGGCCTGACGTTAAGAGTAGTTGCAAGGCCTCCCAATCCCAAAGTGTGTAGGGGTCGTCGGACACCGGAGGGCATGCTCCTGCTCATTTATCCGAATTGCTTCGCGCTTTCCACGCAGCCACTTCCACGACTACGCACCCACCATCACACGGCTCGCAAGATTCGACACTCAGCCGCTTGACCTGCGAATCATCCTTGATCACGCCGGCGACTTCGAGACCGTCGAACACGGCTTTGAGGATGTTATCAATGTCCCTTCGGCGATTGTCGGGTGGGTAGATGCGGATTGCCAGTTCCACTTTGCGATTGCCGAAGCCTCTAACGTGGAATAGTTGGCGATATTGTAGCCAAGTCACGCAGACTTCATCGCGGTAGTCCCGGGCCGCTTGGGACAGGAAGACTTTGCCGCGTGCCCGCTTCCAGTAGTGATTCACGCTTGGTGGGTAGGGAAGCTCGAGTTTGATTCGTGCATTCTGCATGACTCACCCGTGGTGTTCCATTGAAGCGGCGACCGCCTCGATTAGTCCGGCGGTTTCTTTCTGCCAATTGTACGGGCACTACGTGCAGTTGTCCATTCTCCGCCGTGCATGACAAACGCCACCTCTCATCAATTTTATGTTCCAATCATGTACTATAGCCACAGGGGCAGGGGGGGGCCCCGCAGCGATGTCCGCTTGGAGCATTTCCATGGTGACCGCCTTCGGGCCAGC